CTCAGAGTTAACAGCAACCGCTACTACAGAAGAGTTGCAGTTAAGAACCTCATGTGATTCATATTCACAACCATCAAGACCTCCTTCGGGAGGTCTTTTTTTATTATGGGGATAAATAGTAAAAAACTATATTGATAATGGCTACTAGGAAAAAACCAAAGGAGAGAACAGGTACTCCTTTAGAAAATAGAAATTTTCTCTCACCAACAGGGTTTAAGTTTTCCCTGAAAAGAAGTCCTGGAGCAGCATTCTTTTGTAATCAAGCAAACATTCCATCCCTTGATCTTGGAACTGCTGTTCAACCATCATATCTAAAAGATATTGATGTTCCTGGAGATAAGATTCAATTTGGAGATTTATCAATTAGATTCTTAGTTGATGAGGATCTTGTAAATTATATGGAACTTCAAAATTGGATTCGTGGTCTTGGATATCCAGAATCGTTAAAAGAATTTGATGATCTGGAAAAGGAAGCGATTGGAAAAATGTATGAAGATGGTGACAACATCTATTCGGACGGAACATTACAAGTTTTAAGTAGTAACCTAGTAGCAAAGTTCAACGTAAATTTTAAAGATTTATTTCCAGTTTCTTTATCAACTATTACGTTTGACGCTACTGACACAGATATCGACTACTTTACAGCAGAGGCAACTTTCAAGTATACTATATACAACCTTACTGATTTAAATAACAACTCTTTATGATCGACCTTGATAAACTTCAAGGGATGTGGGAAAAAGATTCTAAGATTGACAATGACAATTTACATACGGAGTCTTTAAATATTCCTTCCCTTCATGCGAAGTATTTTGAATTATATAATACTATCTTTCTAATGAGAAAGAAAGCAGAACAACAAAGAAAAAATATTAGACATGAACGCTATGAATATTTTAGTGGAAAAGCAGACCCAGATGTTTATGTCGAAAATCCGTTTCCTAAAAAAATTAGAGATAAGGAAACTATGCAAAAGTATCTTGACGCAGATGAGAAACTCTCAGGAGTTTCGCTAAAGATCGATTATTATGACACAATGCTTGTATATATTGAAAGTATTTTAAAACAAATTACCAATCGCACTTATCAAATAAAAAACGCTATAGAGTTCATGAGATTTAATTCAGGATTAGGCTAATGGAACAAGACGATCAGTATTATCGTTTAGAACTACCAATAGAAGCAGTCCGTGTTATTCACACTGGACTATCCCAGGCCGTTAACAAATGGTCGGGTGGTGATCCTATGGAACAAGAAGATTTGCTTTCCATGAGAGATCATTTCTATAGAATTATGTTAGAACATCAGTTTGAGAATACGTAATAAATATTTGCAGATGAATGGATCTTTGTGATTGACACGACAGCAAATCTTGTTATTTCTAAATCCAACGAAGTATTTTTAAAGATCAATACAGAACCTCATATTGAATACGAACTTAGAGATCACTTTAAGTTTGAAGTTCCTAATGCAAAATTTATGCCACAGTATCGTGGTAGGAACTGGAATGGAGAGATACATTTATATGATATGCGTTCTAAACAGATCTATGTTGGTCTGTTAGATAAGATTGTACAGTTCTGTAAGAACTATGGTTATACCTATAAGTTTGAGGATAATCAATGGTATGGCACCCCGTATGAAGAGAACGATGGTATATCGTTAGAGGGTGTCAAAGATTATATGCATTCCATTTGTGCCCATACTCCCAGGAAGTATCAAGTTGAGGGAGTATACGGTGCCCTAAAGCATAATAGAAAACTATTGATATCGCCCACTGCAAGCGGCAAATCTCTGATGATTTATTCGTTAGTAAGATATTACGTTGAGAGAGGAGAAAAAATTCTCTTAGTTGTTCCGACGACATCTCTTGTAGAACAGATGTATAAGGACTTTCTTGACTATGGTTGGGATGCTGATTCATATTGCCACCGTATCTATTCTGGTAGAGAGAAGAGTAATAATGCTCCAGTAACGATTACAACGTGGCAATCTGTCTACAAATTAGAGAGATCTTTCTTTGAGGACTATGGTGTTATTATAGGCGATGAAGCGCATTTATTCAAGTCTAAATCTTTAATTCAGATTATGACAAAGCTTCATCATGCAAAGTATCGTTTTGGTTTTACTGGAACTTTGGATGGTACTCAGACACATAAATGGGTTCTTGAGGGATTATTTGGACCATCATATAAAGTGACAAGAACTGATGAGTTAATGAGACAAGGACACTTATCTCAACTTGATATTCAATGTCTTGTGCTTAAACACCCACCTCAAAAGTTTGAAACATATGAGGATGAGATACAGTATTTAATCAGCCACGAACAGCGCAATAGATTTATAAAAAATCTTACTTTAGATCTTAAAGGTAACACTCTTGTTCTTTTTGCAAGAGTCGAAGCACACGGTGCCATACTCTACGATGAGATAAATAAAAACAAGGGTGATGACCGTAAGGTATTTTTTGTACATGGTGGAGTAGATGCAGAAGAAAGAGAGCAGGTAAGAGAAATTACAGAAAGAGAAACCAACGCTGTCATTGTTGCTTCTTATGGAACTTTTTCTACAGGTATCAATATTAAAAATCTCCATAATGTCATCTTTGCCTCTCCAAGTAAATCCAGAATCCGCAATCTTCAGAGTATTGGACGAGTTCTTAGAAAAGGAAAAGACAAAGTAAAAGCAACTTTGTATGACATCTCTGATGATTGTTCCACAAAATCAAGACGTAATTACACACTTAATCATTTTATAGAGAGAATCAAAACGTATAATGAAGAAAATTTTAACTATGAAATAATCACTATTCAACTAAAAGTATGATAGAAGACGATTTTTACTGTACACTCAAATTAAAATCAGGTGAAGAAATCTTTGCAAAAGTTGCTGCTTCTGATGAAGATGACAGAACGATGCTATTAGTATCTAATCCAATTATTGTATCTGAGGTAAAAGGTAAAGCAGGAACGATGGGGTATCGTATAGAGCCCTGGTTAAAAACCACAACCGAAGATATGTTCATTATCAACATGGATAATATTCTCACCATGTCTGAGTCTTCTGATATTGAAATGATTGTGATGTATCAAGATTATGTTCGTCAAGCAAATAAAGGTGGTGGCACTCCAGAGAAAAATTCTAAACTTAATAGAAGAATGGGATACCTAGGTAACGTTAGAGATGTTAAAGAGATCCTAGAAAAGATCTTTAAAAGTAGCTAATATATTTCTTATCAACCTCCACAAAGGTAATTGTACAGGTATTTGAGCACCTTGTCAACTGTTCATTAAGATGATATAATCTATACATATTATGAGATAAACTTATGATCCAGCCGGGTATGACTAGAAGAAAAAGATCCGAGCATTATGTAAACAATAAAGAATTGCTTGCTGCTCTAGTTGCTTATCGTAGTGAAGTAGAGAGAACCTTTCTTGTAAAATACGGTAGAGAACCTACAAAACAGGATAGGTCTCAACATTGGGATACCAAACCACCTATCCCACGATATATTGGAGAATGTTTCTTAAAGATTGCAAATCATTTATCCTTTAAACCAAACTTTGTCAACTATATGTTCAAAGAGGACATGATCTCTGATGGTATTGAGAATTGTGTCCAGTATATTCACAATTTTAATCCAGAAAAATCACAGAATCCTTTTGCGTATTTCACTCAGATTATTCATTACGCTTTTCTGCGTCGTATTCAGCGAGAGAAAAGACAGTTAGAAATCAAGAACAAGATCATCGAACGGTCTGGCTACAGTGAGGTATTTGATGACAACAATACCCTTGACGGATCGAACTACTCCGAGTACAATAGCATCAAAGATGCAGTGCATTCCAAACTCCGTAATTAATGAAAGTTGCAATTATCACTGATCAACACTTTGGTGCTCGCAAAAACTCTAAGTTATTTCACGACTATTTCCTAAAGTTTTATACTGATATCTTCTTCCCTTATTTGGAAGAGAATGGTATTTCAGTAGTTGTTGATATGGGTGATACTTTTGATAGTAGAAAAGGTATTGATTTTTCTGCATTGACATGGGCAAAGAATCATTACTTTGACCGTTTAAAAGATATGGGCGTTACAGTTCATACCATTGTAGGAAATCACACAGCATATTATAAAAATACGAATGATGTTAATGCTGTAGATTTACTTCTTCGCGAATATGATAACGTTGTAGTTTATCCAGAAGCAACCGAAGTCAATCTGGGTGGATTGAATACACTGTTTATTCCATGGATTAATCAGGAGAATGAAAAAACTACTCATCAACTTATTAAAAAGACAACTTGCAAGTGTGCGATGGGGCACCTTGAGCTCAACGGATTTAGAGTTAATAAACAAATCGTCATGGAT